CTGACCAGCTAGAGATGATGAACCTAAACCTCTTGCTGCCATAGCGGATGTAGCAGCCCTCATTGCACCTGCAGCCCATGCTGGTGGATTAGCACCTTGGAAACTTTGCATTAAACCAGATAGCTGATCTTGTACCATTGCTTGTGCAGATGGATTAGCTGTAGCCGCAGCAGCTTGTGTCTGTGCAGTTAGTGCAGCAGCTTTAGCAGCATCCACACCTGTACCACTAATCAACTCACCATTTTGTAGCTGTCTTTGTACAGGATTATTGATTAAGAAAGCGTTGCCCTGTGCAGCAGCTAGGTTGCTCACAGATGATGTTGTCTGTTGAGTAGCAGTAATCTGCGCACGAGGGTCTTGAGGATTAGCTTGTGCAGCTTGCGTTGCTGAGATAGCTGCGTCTACATCATCAGCTACAGTTTTAGCTTGCATAAGATTAGCATCAGTAACCGTTGGCTGTTGTGCTTGGGCTGTCAGTGCCATAGCTGTAGGCACACCCACCTTACCTGTTAGTTCGCCTGTACCTGCTGCAATGTCTTGTGATGCGTCATAGCCAATGCCTGTAGCAACTGTTTCTCCACCGACAGGTACGCCGGGGCTGTACATTTGCTGTACAGTAAAGTCTGTTATGCCACCCGGTGTGCCATCTTCTTTAGTAGGAACGGTAGCGATAGGTGTGCCTGTTGAGCCTACTACGCCTGTGGTTGCTACATTATCTGGTGTAGGTGGGGGAGAAGTAGGTGTGCCACCATTTGCAAACTTCTTAACCATACCACCTTTAGCCATCTGCATAGCTTTGTTAGTATACATATCCATCTGTTGTTGTTGAGCAGGATTAGTAGACAAGTAATCTTGAAACCCTTGCATATTACCTTGATAGCCCATAGACCGTGCTATCTTTTCCATACCGCTAGGTTTAAATGCTTTAAACATTGCCATTGATTACAAACCCTTACTTAGTACTTTATCTAACTTGTCTTCTACACGGTGCAATGCTTCCATTACACGGCGCATATCATCACGCATCTCTGCACGTGTAGCGTAGTCTTCACGTGTCTTGTTCAGCAGTATCTCTACACGTTTCTGTTCACGTGACATTCCGTTAGCCCACCAAGCACCACCAGCTACCACTAAGCCGATAAGCATGTCAATCAAGCTGGTCATTTCCATCTTAGTCAGACCATTCTTCTGAAGGAACAGTAGGCCAAGTTGTATTGTCTGGAACAGTTTGTCTAATTGTTCTAATGCTGTCTCTATACGTTTGAAAAGCAGTTACACAAGCATCAGTTAAACCATTGTTAGGGATTTGTGTCCAATCAGTTTCTTTAAGTATCCTATTGGCTGCATGTTTTGTGTCGTGCATTGATATAATCTGAGCAATGTTCATTTTTAAACCTCGTAATAAGCTACTGCTGAACCGTGGTCAATCGCACCAGCCCCATCCAATTCTATTTTTACTTTATCAATAGGGCCGTTTAAATCAATAAATGCAAAAGAGCTTACACCAGAATAAGAACTGTTAGCATGGTCATCACCATTTAAAATAACATGTCCAAAGAGATTTATTTTGTAAATATAATTAGTAGCATCTATAAGGTCTACAACAAAACTACCGTCTGTCCTTCTATTATCAGCACTAGTCCAATAAAAAGGACGAACATTATCTCCTACGCCAGCACCAGTAGCCGTTCTGCTTTCACTACCTGTACCGGCACCATGGTAATAACCATGACCGTCATATCCTGTGTTAATATAACTGCCCCCTACTGAAACTAAAAAAGCAAGTGCGCCAAGGTCGTTTGCAACATCAGTACCAACATCTACAAAATCAACAACAATTCTTTTTGCAGTGCTTGGTATGCTGGTAAACTCAGCTTTGTTAGAAGTGGCTGCATTTACTACGTCATAGTATTTGCGTGTCAGTGCTGGTACAGACCCGCCGACTAAGTTTGCTATGTTTCTTGCTCTGCTCATATCATTACTCCGGCTTCGTAGGCCATGTTATGTTGTCAGGAAACCCAGCTTGTGCTGGCACATCCCTTAATGCCTGACGATAGGTTTGCCAAGCTACCTTGTCGCTATCAGACAAAGGACTGTCAGTAATCACTGACCAATCAGAACGGTAAAGCAAATCATTGCGTTCTGACCTAACGTCATTTTCTTTTTCTGCGTCAGTTCGGTCATCAGTTACAACTTTTTTAGCAAATGTTGACCCATTATATGTACCACCAATTTCTGCATCATCTGTCGCCAGCACTAACCCACGTTCTGCTGCAACATCAGCCTCACATACTGATATGTTGACGACAATGCCATTTTCTATTTGTGCATACTTAGCCATTAAATCACCTATTGATATTCGTAAATGACAACAGCGCCATCAGCACCGTCACCGCCAGTCCGGTCGCTACTTGTGTTAAAGCTAGAAGCACCGCCACCGCCGCCACCATAACCAACAGCATCAATACCATTATCCAATCCATCTATGCCTACTGCACCGCCGCCCAAATGACTGCTTCCGCCCTCACCTGCGACAACCGAAGTTGCATCAGTTTCAGAACCTGCAACTCCATTTCCACCAGCCTGTCCAGAAATAAGAACATCGCCAACGCCGGATGAAATACTGCCACCCGCACCACCTTCACGCACTCTAACCGACCTAGTTGCAGTGACACCAGCACCTGAACCCCCTTTACCGCCGCTGCCACCAGTGGCAGTTGCGTGTGAGCCAAATGATGTTGTGCCTCCAGACCCGCCGTTTGTAGTGCTGTTTCCAACACCACCAGCCCCAACCGTAACCGTTTCTGTTGAGCCTAATCCTGTTGAAATAAATTTTATACTGGTTGCACCACCACCGCCGCCCCCGCCAGCAGAGCTAGTATCACCACCAGCACCGTTTGCTCCGCCGCCAGCACCGCCACCGCCAACAACGTAAACAAGAACCTTTGTCGTGCCTGCGGTTGGGGTGTAAGTGCCATCTGCTGTGAATGTTTGGATGCCGGTAAGATTTCCGGGGATTGTGCCAGTGACAGTTAAGTTTCCATTAATGGTCACGCCACCGCTAAAAGTACCGCCGGATGAAGCAGGTACTGTGTCAGCCACAGTGAATATATCATATACAAGTATCTCTACAATGTCGCTTGCAGACAGAGCAGCCAAGCCACCAATAGTGTTTGCGGTTGTAGTATTGTAATCAGTGCCAGCTACGAGTGCTACACCGTTGAGTGATACGTCTACGTAATTACCATCAGTAAACGACAGCGTTGCTCCACTGTCAGATGCACCAGACAATAATGTTTCACCGCCACTAGCTGTGAAGTAATAGCGTGACCTTACGCCAGTTCCTGTTGGGGATTTACCTATGTATGGCATGTAATTACCCCGCTATCTCTGTTGCGCTAATGAATGAAATACCACGTTCATGGGCGACAGTATCAGTATCTTGAACAGTGCTGTTTAAAGCAAAATTACCCGCACCACCCTGAGATAAACCAACTTTGTATGTAATTGCACTTGTAGTGGTAGGTTCATCAAAGTAATCATATCTAGCTATTTCTGGTGTAGTGCTTCCGTCAATATGAAACGTAATAGTAGCCATAGATACACCAGTTCTTCTATTGCCTGCCGCTGGTGCAGCTAGTTTTGTAGTATCTCTATAAAAGAAAAACGTATGATTCCATTGGTTATCCTGAACAAGAGCTTGTTCGCCAAATACATGCGCTTGTAGTAATATTACGCTATTAGTTGCAGTAGGTGTAATATCGACTGTTAAGTCGGTAAGAGCAGTGTCAGTATTAGCCGATAGGGCAATTACATTTGTGCCAGTAAATTGTGTGTATTTAACTTGCAGTATTTTACCGCCTGTTCCAGCAGCTAGACTAGCTGAAGTAATTGTTGAAAGTGCCATTAACTAGGCTCCTTAGTACGGGCTATCGCCAAGCACAGATGTATCCCAAGCTGCCTTGAGTTCAGCAATGGTTGATGCTGCGTCAATTGCTGCAGCGGCAGGTGCATCACGAAGGGCAGTCTTCTTGGTTACTGAAGCAGCCTTTGCACTGGCATCATCAGCTTCCATTGCCTTCATGTACACAACGTCTTCAGCGTCAAGCAGTGGGCCACGAACCTCACGGATTTTATCTTTGAAGATTTCTTTTGCTTTAGTTAAGTCTTCACTAATTACAGTTCCAGAAAGCGACCAAGCCCCTCGAAAGTCCCTGTTGGCAGGAATGGTAGCAGTTGAGGCATCAATCTGATTACCGTCCTTATCAACAATATATGTTGTTACAGCCATGATTTACTCCTTATGCTGCTAGTTCTAAATCGTCAGAGATACGCCAAGCGTTTCTCCACTCACGAGTTTGTGGTAACTGTTCCTTGCGGCAGATTACCATTTTAGGTTTGTTGCCGTTATCCCAATTGCGCCACACATGCTGTGGGCAATCTTTCATAATCAAGTATTCGATAGCTTCTTCTTCTGTCATTGCTGGCATTGGTTCTGTCTCATGCAACAGGTAGCCACGAGTATGCTTCTTAAAGTCAGGCTGCGCTTCGTCTTTTGCCAGTTCGTGATACACCCACACAGGCGGTAAGATGCCGCCCTGTAGCGCACATGCCATCCAGTTAGGGTCAGGCACAAGTATCTTAGCGGCCTCATCAATGCTGTTTTCAAAGACTACACGATAGTCTGACTGTACACCCTCTAGGTTTTCTTTCGCCCAGCATAGTCTGTCGAATAGGTGTGTGCCTTGAAATTGCGGTGTCTGCATTATGCTAATTCTCCTGCAAACATCCAATTATGTGGGCCATCTTCACCAGTGGTATTAGAAACTTGAACTTTTAATTGAAAATCAGTTGTTGTTGTACCAGAACTTGCAACTCGTATATATCTACCGTTTCCGCTTCCAACACCACTTAAAGCAGACGCATCCATTTTTTCAACAGCCGCATTTATAAGGGTATAGGTGAATAGTCCAGTAGTTGATTCATCTGTTTTTGATGACACATTCAAAGAGTTGCTTATTGTTGCGCCTGTGTTATCAAGTGTTCCCGCCCACGCTTTCAAAGTGCCATTAACTACATACTTTGAACCAACTGACGTTGGTATAGTTACACTGCCTCCGCTTACAGTTTCAGTTGCATCTGTGCCTTCAAAGGTATCTGCTATAATTTTTCCAGCCATTACGCTAAATCTCCATTAATGGAACATTGCACTGATTTACCATCTATAGAGGCTAAAGTTGATGTTAAAAATGTTCTAGTCTGTACTTGACTTGTACTCAAAGATTGTATCGGACAAACCATCCGGCCCATGGCTGCACTTAAACTCACATTACAAGATGAACTTAAAACGTGATATGTATTGTTAAACACATTGGTAAAAGCAATGGCGCTAAACCCAGCCCCCTCGTCCAAAATACTAGCAATATTAACACTATCAAGAACGCCTGTTAAGCTTGCAGGGTCTGTTATTGCAGTAGCGTCATAGTTTACCCAAGCTTTTACCAACCCCTGTTCAAGAGACTGTGTAGCAGTAGCACCAACAGTCACGGTGACAGTCTTAGCAGTGGTCTTGCCAGTGAGGGTATCTACTTTTATCTCACTCATGCTAAGTCTCCACAAGTAATTACTATAGCCCTGTCATACTCTGCGCCACTTTCAGTTGCAGCACTGGCTTGACTAGCAAGCCTGACACTTTCAAATTTTGTTGTTGATGATGTGATTGAGGCAGATGATGACACAGGGTTCATCGTACCTGAAATGCCTAGCGATGAACCGCCCCTAGAAACGGAATTTTGTATTACGGGCAAAGTCGAAGGATAATAAAGCGCATCGCTGTAATTATTAATATGGGTGGCTGTGAAAATTGCTGTTGCATCGTCAGAAACACTAGAGTTGTTAAATGAATTTGTAACGGTGTCAGTAATTTGATTGTAATTCAAAAGACCTTTTGCCGCTTCCTGTTTAGTCAGCGTGACAGGACTTGTGCCGTTTGCTGCCGATATTGTGTTTGCTCTTAGTTCACTCATGTTATCACCAGATTACCGTTTACAGTCACGGTAACTCCTGTTGCTACTGTTAGAGGGCCAGCACATAAGCCGTTTGTATTAACCGCTACTGTAATGTCAGTGTCTAGCTGCGCCTCGTGTACACGCACAATGTCAGCTAGTCCACCACCGCTATCACCTAAGTAGCTACCACCACCAAGAGTTGTACCAGAAGCAAACATAGCGTTTGTAATTGTACCAGCACCCGGTGTTACTGTCTGCTGGGCTTTGCCCTGAAAGACCACGTAGAAATCATCTGTAGTCTCTACATCACCCAACATAGT